ATCAGTTCCAGGTTGTGGGCCGCTTGTTCCTCCGCGGTCGGGCTGGTGCCGAGTTCGGGCAGCGGCGGCAGACAGCTCCGGTCGATCGGCCAATCGCAGGACATGGGGCACACGGTAGGAGCCGGGGGTGCTGCGTCACGGCGGACACCGGAAAAGCTGCACACTCGATTCAGAAAATCGTTGTACGTGTAGGTGACTGACCTCACCTATGAACCAAACAGCCCACTATCGCCGGACTGCATGAGATTATGCAGCGGTGGTGGAGGAGGCATCGGTCGCGCAAGCACGATTGCTACTGCAATCGCTGTATGAGCATGTCAACGAAGTGACGGCCTCTGTGGCGACTGCCGAACGCAGAATCAGCCGCACAGCGGCCCGCGCCTCTTCACTGCGACATCAGCGCCGTCAGGTATCTGCGATGCGGCGGGACCTATACGAGGCGCACCGATTAATCAACGGGCTCCATCAGAGATTTCCTGCCACCCTGGATGTCCCATGGCCGCGCATCGAGGCAGAGCAGCGTTAAGCGGGCACCTTCTCTAACATTGCGCTGGCCCGACGTTCGACAAGCAACGGAACAAAGTCCCGCACTGGGCTAGCAACGAAGCTGGCGTGCACCTCCTGCACCATCGCTGCCACACGTTCCTCGGGAAGATGCTTGTATCGGTCAGCGAGCCGCCGTTGGACGGCGGCTATCAACGCCTGTTCACTGGTCCCGGCCACCAAACAAGCGTGAGGCAGTAAAGCCATCTCGTCAACCACTTGTTCATGCACAGTTCACATGGAAAGCTTCGCCATTTGCCCATCGAACTCGCACACAACGCACGAGAAACCGGGGTGCCCGCCAAATGACGAACCGCCCCGAAGGCTGCGCACCCGGGGCGGTTCGGTTGTCGGTTTTCCTATACCGGTGTGACTGTGGCGGCGCCACCGGTGAGGCCCGTGCTGTCGGCACTGAGCGCCCCCAGAGCCGGGTCGAGCTTCACGGTGTAGCTGCCTGCCGTACCGGACACCTGGACCTGGCCCACCTCGACGTTGGGCAGCGCCTCGATCGCCGACTGCACCGCCGCGGGCAGCGCCGTGGCCGCGATGTCGGTAGTCGGCTCAGTGCCGACCTTGGCCTTCCAGTTCCCGGTGCCGGTAACCGCGACGGCGTAGGTCTTGGCGTTGCAGATCGGCTGCGGCGGAGCCACATCAGCGGCGTCCACACCGAAGTACGCCTTACCCGGACCGGTAAAGATCGACTGCACCGCCAGCTCGCACGCACCTTCGGTGGGCGCCGGCGGCGGCACCGGGGTCCGGAACAGGATCAGGTGGTTGTCCGAGGGCTTGCTGTACATGGGAACCAGCAGACGCCCCGGTGTGCCGGCGGGGTCGATCGCGGCCACGTTGTACGGGCCCCGTCCCCACCGCTTGGGCGCGATCGTGCGACCCGTCAAGGTGAAATTCGACGCTTCGGCGCCAACAGGGATTGCGCCCGACACGAACTCATTGCCCGCAAAAGCGAGGTAGCCGTATTGGCGTCCGGATGCCGCCGCGGAGAAGATCGAGTCATCCAGCGGCTCGGGGCAGTCGTCGTCGCCCTGGCCGCCAGTCCAGATCTCGAGCATGACGCCCGACTTGTCATCGACGGACTTGCTGTCGATCACGCCGATCGGGTTGCCCTCATGGTCGAGCACCCGCGCCCAGCCGAGGATCAACGACCACAGGTCCGGGTCGACGCCGCACAGCTGCAGTTCGGTATTCCACCAACGGCGTTCGGCCGGGGTGTGATCACTGATGCACTCCTTGCCCGAGGCGTTCTCTTGGGTGATCTCGTTGGCTTCCTTCATATTCGGATCCAGGTTGACCCGAATGAATCCCTCGGTGACGATGCGGTTGGCGTTGCCCTGGATGGGCAGGCCGCACGAATCCACCTTGGTCACGCGGAGCGCATAGCCCTTAACGACTGCGAATGCCATGTGCTGGCTTCCTCCTGCTATCAGGCGCTTCGCGCCGGTCCATTACGTTTTCCGAGGCTGCGGCGAACAGTAAAAGGGCGGGGTGCATCAGATCTCGTCACGTAGCTCAGCCGGGACCGCCGGTGTCTGCTTGCCAGGCGCGTGACGCAAAGCCCAGAGCATCCACTCGCGGATGTGCCGCACAGCGGCCCGAAGTTTGGAGTTACTTAGGTCCCTTTCGGTTTCCACTGCCCGTAAACGAGTCTCGAGGTTGCGTACTCGCTTTGAGGTCAGCCCCTGCCATGCGCCCAGGATGGCGACGATCACTCCACCGACAGCTTGGATCTGATCTGGGCTCACTGGAACGACCTTCGCCGATGTAGTGAGGCGGTCCCACGCTCGCCGACATGCACTGCGGCCAGGCACTTGGCGAAGCTCGCCGCCGCCATACCGCCCGCGACGCTGGCCGCGGCCAGCCACGGAAAGTACCGGGCGTCAACAGATTGCGTCGCTTCGGCACCAACACCGAGACCGCCACCTACAAGGAACCCTTGTGCCGCAGAACTAACGGTGCGCTCCACCGCGTCCTTCCAGAACTCCCGGGTAAACAGATCGCTCACGAGTTCATCACCTCTGAAGCGTGCTTAGCGATGGCCGCGAACACTGCTTCCTTGTTGGACAGCTCCTTGGTGTCCAGACCCTTGGACGCGGCGTAGGCATCGAGCTGCGGCCGCTTCCAGTCCAACTCAGGATCGCCCTGTGGCCAAGCCTTCGGCGCGAAATCACCTGTAGGAAGCGGCTCCTGGGTGGGGTCGCCGATGGCTGTACCTTCGGCGTCGGTCGAAACCGGTTCAGCGAGCGGCAACGCCGCGCGAGAGCCGTCGCCGCCTATGGTCGCGTCGGTCATTGCTGCTGGCGGTGGGCCATCGTTGGAGTCATCGGCGTCCACTTCGTCGAGCAGGCCGGCCTCGCGGGCATTGCCTTCCGGAACTACGTAGACAGCGCGCGGACCCTCGCGGGTCAGTTTCTCGATGGCCTCGGGCGGTGTGCCGACTTCCAGCAGTTTGGCCAATCCGGGGCCGCGCAGCGTCCCGTCGACGAAATCGATGGTGGCGAAGCCTTCCTTGACCACAACTTCCACACCAGCAGGCATAACGTCCAACCCTTCTACGTGATGTTCACGGCGCCGATCAGCGCCTCATATCCGACGACCAGCGACCGCTCGGCGATGGCCTTGAATTCGTTGTGCTGCAGGCTCGGCGCATCGCGCAGCTCCACTGGTCCGCGCCATCCGTAGGTGGGGCTGGTGGCGATCAGCTTGGCGCCCAGCGCCGAGACGTAGCCGCCGCCGAACACCCAGGTGTTACCCAGCGGTGAAACCAGCCGGCCGTTGTTGTAGCGGATCAGATTCGCCTGTGCAGCAGGGGCGGCCAACTCCGCCGACGCGTGAATGACCCCGACTGTGCCGGTGTCCGCGATCAGCCCCTCGATGGCGCCGATAGCTGCCACGATTCCCGTCTTAGCCGCAGGCGTCCCGGCATCGAGCAGCATGCGGGCCGCGAGCGTCTTCTCCGTCTGGATAGGCTCCAGCACGCGGTGTACTTGCTGTGCCCGGACCCGGATCTCTTCGCGGCTCCGCTTGAGCAGACTGCAGTCGTCCGATGCGTAAGTGGTCTGCGCAATGAACGCATCTGGGAAGGCAGGACGCTCACCCTTTTTGACGTCAGCGGGTTTGAGCTGCGACTCGGTGGCGTTCCAGGGTGCGCTCCAGACACCGAACTGGGTGCCGCCCCCGTAGTTGAAAACCCGGAACTCGACACCGGACGGCAGCCAACGCAACGGCCCGCTCTCGTCGACCCACTGGGTGGCAGCGACGAGCCCGTTGGATGCCGGATTGACCAACGGTGCGTCAAACTGCACCGGGGATAGCGCTGAAGTCATGTGGCGCGATTCCTCTCTGCGGGGGAAGGCGGGCGGACGTGAAAGCCTCGGTTGTTCACGCCGCCCGCCTCGTCCAATGCGATTCGCCGGGCTCCGCTACGGGGTCACAGGCGGCGTGTTGCACGCCACGGTCTGACGGGCGCCGATAGCACCGGACACGCAGATCGGCAGTCGCACGATGATCGACTGGTCACAACGCTTGCCCACCTGCAGCGAGTCCTCGGTGAACACGTGGGTGTACTGGTTGAGCTGCAACTGCTGCAGCGGGTACTGCACACCCAAGGTGATGACGTTGTTCATGGTTCGGAACCAGGTGCCGGCCGGATACAGCATCACGTCAACCGTGGCCGGGTACACCACGGTGGCCATGTTGCCTGGCTGGCCCGCGCCGCGGGTCTGCCAATCCACCACGTACTGCAGGTAGATGTCGCGCACGGCCAACCAGTTGTCGATCTCCGCGTTGGTGACGGCCAGGAATTCCTTGCCCTCACGCAGCGCAAGGTCTGCGCGCAGCACCTCACGGAACCACACCGGCGCAACGCCTTCGATGGTGGCGTTGTCCGCGAGCCCCTTGTTGTACCGAAGGTTCGACGCCTGCAGCGCCAGACCGTTGAGAACGCCACTAGTTGCTCCCAGCACTGACCCGGCAGGAACCGCGATCGGAGTGCCCGATCCAGCGACCATCTTGCCGATGGAGATCTGCGAGACGCGGTGCTGGTGGGCGACCTGGATCTGCTGCAATGCGTTCTCGATCGCCTCGGGCCAGGCTTGGCGCATCAAGATGCCGGCCTTGGCGGCCCAACCGATCGCCTCCAAGCGCCACTCGAGGAACTCGTCCGGGCACGGCAACTCGATGAGCTTCTTGACCGCGGTCGGATCGCCCTGGGCATTGACAGCTTCGAGTTCGGCTTCGGTGAAGTGCCACAGGTTGTCCAGTAGCGCCGACACATCAGGGCTGATCGGGACGCGGACACCGCCGCGGGAGAAGTCGAACGGGAAGTCCGGCAGCGACAGCAGATTAGACGCCTCGGGCACACCGCAGAAGGTGTAGACCTGCTGCGAGGGGGCGCACCAACCACCAGCAGCGACCAGGCCCTTCGCGTTCGCCGGGCCGTGGCCTGGGATGTCGCGGCCGATGGCATCCAGAACCGCGAGCGCCTCGTGTTCATTGGCGGGCGCCGGAATCTCCGGAGCGGGCCGCGTCAGGCGTGCGATCGCCTGGGTCGCGTAGTTGCCGTCAGGGCTCGTGCCGGTGCGCTGACGGCCCGAGACGGACCCTGCACTTACAGAGGCGATCGACTGAGCGATCTCGGCGAAACCGACCTTCTCGGTGCCGAACTCGGCGTACTTGGGTGCGGACTGCAGCATGTCCCAGCCCTTGGGCTTCTCACCGCTGGGGGTGTCGGAGGGGATATCACTGTTGCGGACTGTGCCTGCGAACTCGACCTGGCGGCTCGAACCTGCGGCAGCGGTGACGGTTTCCGATTCCGCGGCAGCTGCCGCGGTGGCGGCTTCGGCCTCTGCTACCACTTCCGCTGCAGCACCACCGTCACCGTCTGCGGGGGCTGCCTCGTTGTCTGTCGCGGTGTCGGCTGCCGGCTGGGGCTCGGGCTTCTCGGTCGCGGCATTCGCGCGGTCGAGTAGGGCGTTGAGGTTCTCGGTCTGTGCCTGATCGGCGGCGGCGATCGAATCGCGCTCGGTCACAACCTTGTCGCGGCTGTCGAGCAGGTACTCGAAACGCTCAGTCTCCTCAGCGCTGAACTCGTCGTTGGCGGCGGCGCGGGCCTGGAATACCCGGATCTCCGCTGTCACTGTGTCAGCCAGCTCGTTGAGCTCGGCGACGGTGGCGGGCAGCGGATCGGGCAGCTTGTCGAACTTCACTGCGTGCTCCTGTTCTCAGAGTGAAACTCTCGGTCTGTTCGATCGCTCCCCGGCACATAGCGCATGACAGGAACTCTCTTGGCCGCAGAACGTAGAGACGGTGCGTGCACACGCTTTTCGAGTAGCAGCCGCCAAAAGAGAAACCCGCAGGTCAAAGACCTGCGGGTTTCCCTCTGCGGTTAACAGCCTTTAAGAAACTCAGCTGGTGATGAGCTTGATGGTGCCGCCACCATTTCGGCGTTGTTCCTTCTTTGCCTCGATGAGCGTCAGGAACGAAGTGACCGTCTTATCTGGCGCGGTGTATTCGAAACTCTGCACCGTCGCACCGGAAGACGTGACCGAACCGGCGCGTGTGCCCCTGCGGCATCCGCACCCCATCAGGCACGCTCCAGCAGTTGGCTCATCCGCTCGGCCGGCGATGGCTCCGGCGGCGGATCCCCAACGGCCAATGTCGCACGCGTGAGCAGCGCGGCCCGCTTGGCAGCATGGG